AGGGCGCATGACCGGAGAGCGGGATTTTGAAAAAGAGAATGCCAAAGTGGAAAAGGCGCTGTTTCAGGCGGCCACCGGGCATGTGGTGCGGCTGAAAAAGCCGGTGAAGGTGAAGGAGGAGACCAATCGGCCCGGCGAGGGCAAACAGGTGACCGAAAAGCTGGTGACGGTGGTGGAGCAGGTCTACGTGGAGCCCAAGATCACGGCCCAGATGTTCTGGCTGAAAAGCCGGATGCCGGAGGTGTGGGGCAACGGGGAGCGGGCGGCCATGGCGCCGGAGACGGCGGACGTGATGGAGAGCTACGCTGAACTGCTGGATCATCCCGTGAAGGAGCGCTGCATGGAGGAGGCCGATGGGCAGGATTCCCTTTGCGAAGCTGAATGAAAAGCAGGCGAAGTATATTAAAGGCAGCCGGGACGCCTGGCTGAACGTGGCCGAGGGCGGCAAAAGGGCGGGCAAGAACATCATGAACCTGCTGGCCTGGGCCATGTGCCTGGAAAAGCATCCGGACAAGATCCATCTGGCGGCGGGGGTGAGCATCGCGGCGGCCAAGATGAACATCCTGGACAGCAACGGCTTTGGGCTGCAATATCTGTTCGCGGGGCGGTGCCGGAAGGGACGGTACATGGACAAGGAGGCGCTGTTCATTCGGTGCCGCGGCGGGGAACGGGTGGTGGTGTTCGCCGGGGGCGGACGAAGCGGGGACGCGGCCCTGATCAAGGGCAACAGCTACGGCAGCGCGTACATCACCGAGGTGAACGAGTGCCATCAGGGGTTTGTGCAGGAGGTGCTGGACAGAACCCTGGCCAGCCGGGAACGCAAGCTCTTTATGGACCTGAACCCCAAGCCGCCGCGGCACTGGTTTTATACGGAATTCCTGGACGACCGGCAGAAATGCGGCGAGGGGCTGAATTACGGGCACTTTACCATTGCTGACAACATGAGTATCGGGACGGAGGAGCTGCGGCGGCTGCTGAGCACCTACGACCGGAGCAGCGTGTGGTACAAGGCGGATATCCTGGGCCTGCGGACGGCGGCCAGCGGGCGGATCTATACGGGGTTCAATGACCGGTGCCTGATATCCCCCGAGGAAGTGGGAAAAACACAGTATCAGGAATGGGCCGTGGGGGTGGACGTGGGCGGCACGGACGCCACGGCGGCCACGCTGATCGGGTTCACGAGGGGCTTTCGGGAGGTGCATCTGCTGGACGGGCTGTATCACAAGCAGGGGATCAGCGACCGGATGAGCGAAGACAAGTATGCCCGTCTGGTGGCGGAATGGATCTGCGAGAAGGCCGGGCAGGGGCCCATGCTGGGGGATATCCACGTGGACAGCGCGGCCAAACTGTTCCGGGCGGGGCTGCGGGACGCCCTGGAGCGGGGCGGAGCGGGAAAGTTTTCCGTGAAGGCCTTTAACAAGGCTGACGGAATCAACGCCCGGATCAGTCTGAACGTGGGGCTGCTGAACAGCGGGCGGTTCCGGGTGGCGGCCCATATGAAGCAGTGGATCGCGGCCTATCAGGACGCGGTGTGGGATCCGGCGGCCTATGAAAAGGGCGAATGGCAGCGGCTGGACGACGGCAGCTTTTCGGTGGATTGCCTGGACAGCGCGGAATACGGGTTTTATCCATACAAACGGTGGATCGACATGAATTGAAGGAGGCAGTATGGCGGAGAAAAACATGCTGGAGGCGCTGACGCCCCAGGCGGCCTGGGCGGAACTTCAGGAGCGCAGGCGGGGGTATTACGACGGATATCAGGCGGCGTTCAGCGGGGAGCACGGGGCGCTGGCGCGGACGGCTTATCCGAGCTCCTTCTGGAAGCGGGGCGGCAAGGTGAAGCTGCACGTGCCCGTGGCGGCGGACATCGCGGCCACCGGGGCCAGCCTGCTCTTTGGCCGGGAGCCGCGGTTTTCCATCTATGACGCCTCCCTGGGAGACACGGAGGAAGACAGCCAGGGACGGCTGGAGGAAATCCTGCGGGCGGCGGGCCTGGCCCAAAAGCTGCACGAGGCGGCGGAGCTGGGCGCGGCATTGGGCGACGTGTTTCTGAAATGCCGGTATGACCGGGAAAGCCTGGACGCGCCGGATATTGAGGTGGTGGCCGGATCCGACGCCCTGCCCGAATACCGGCTGGGGAAGCTGGCCTGTGTGCATTTCTTTTCGGCGGTGAGGCGAGACCGGCAGACGGGCCGGGTGTGGCGCGTGTATGAGCGCTATGCGGCGGGAAACATCCGGGCGGCGGTCTATTGTGGCGATGGAAGCCAGCTGGGACAGGAATGCCCGGGGATGCTGGAGGAGCTGGGCATGGAGGCGGAGACCGAGACGCCGGTGCCGGAGCTGCTGGCGGCGCACATCGTGAACATGAGGCCCAGCCGGGTATGGCCGGGAGAGGACAAGGGCCGCAGCGATCTGGAGGGGCTGCGGGATCTGATGGACAGCCTGGACGAGGTATATACCAGCTGGCTGCGGGATATCCGGCTGGCGAAAAGCCGGCTCATCGTGCCTGCCGAGTTTTTGCGTCGCAATCCCTCGGAGCTCTTCCGGGAGGGCAGCTACACCTACGACTTTGACGAGGACGTGGAGACGCTGGTGGCGCTGGATATCGGCGGCGACGGGGTGGAGATGAAGATCACCCCCAGCCAGTTTGCCATTAGGGCCCAGGAGCACGCGGCCACCTTTGAAAGCACCCTGCGCACCATCCTGAGTATGGCGGGGTACAGCCCCCAGAGCTTTGGACTGGACATTGAGGGCAACGCCCAAAGCGGCACCGCCCGGCGGCTGATGGAACGCAAAAGCCTGGCTACCAACGCCAAGAAGCAGAGCTACTGGCAGGGGCCGCTGGAGGGCTTTTTGACGGCGGTGCTGCGGCTGGATCGGGCGCTGTACGGCAACGAAAAGCTGCACGACGACGACAGCGTGCGGGTGGAGCTGCGGGATCCGGCGGAGAGCGATCCGGGCGAGCTGGCGGGCACGGTACAGCTGCTTCGCCAGGCCCGGGCGGCCAGCCTGGAGACGGCGGTGCGGATGCTGCATCCCGGCTGGACGGAGGCCCGGGTGCGGGAGGAAAAGGAGAGAATTGAAAAAGAGGGATAAAAGGCGCTGAAAGGCGCTTTTTATATTGCCTGCCGGCGAGGCTTTCGCCGGACTGCGACATGCCGGACGCGCCGGCCTATAAATGCGATGGCAGGAGGAAAGATGGATACGACGCTATTGAAGGAATGCCTGGGCGAGGAGCTCTATGCCCAGGTGGCGGAAAAGCTGGAGGGAGCCGAGGGGCTGCGGATCATTGCGACGGGCGACGGCTCCTGGCTGCCCAAAAGCCGACTGGATGCGGAGATCGCCAAGCGGAACGAGCTGAAAAAGGCCGTGGAGGAGCTGACGGCGAAGGCCCAGGCGGGGGACGCCCTGCGGGGTGAAAACGAGCGGCTGACCCGGGAGACGGCGGAGCTGCGCCGGGAGGCTGGGATCCGCGAGGCGATCCTGGCGTCCCATGCCCGGGACGCGCAGGTGGTGGAACGGCTGATCGACCGGGAACAGCTGGACGAAAAGGGCGCGGCAGAGCAGATCGCGGAGCTGCGGGAGCGGTATCCCTATCTGTTCGGCACGGTTCGGGGCGGCTTTGGCGGCGTGAAGCTGGGCGCGGAGACACCCGCGGCCCGCGGCGATATGAACGACGCCATCCGGGCGGCCGCCGGACGATACTGATTGAATTGAAGGAGGGAAAAAATATGCCTTTGAACCTGATTGACCGCACCGGCGCGGAGGTGCTGATCCCCGAAGAACGGAGCCGTGAGATCCTGGAGGCGGTGCCTGAGCAGAGCATCGCCATGCGCCTGATGCGCCGTCTGCCTGATATGAGCAGCAAGACCCGGGCCCTGCCCGTGGCCACCAGCCTGCCCACAGCGGAATTCATCAACGGCGATACGGGCCTGAAGCCCACCACCGATATGACCTGGGACAAGGTGACGCTGACGGCGGAGGAAATCGCCACCATCGTGGTGATCCCCGAAAACGTCCTGGACGACAGCGATTACGACATCTGGGCCAGCGTGCTGCCCCGTATCAACGAGGCCATCGGCGCGGCCTTTGACAAGGCGGTGCTCTTTGGCACCGACAAGCCCGCGTCCTTCCCGGCGGGCATCGTGAACGGCGCCACGGCCGCGGGCAACATCGTGACCCTGGACAACACCAAGAGCCTGTACCAGCAGCTGCTGGGTGAAGGCGGCCTGGCGGCCAAGGTGGAGGCGGACGGCTATGTGCCCTCCGCCTACGTGGGCGCCATCAGCATGCGCTCCAAGCTGCGCGGCACCGTGGACGAAAACGGCCTGCCCATCTTTGGCCGCGCGCCCTACCGCGACGGCATGTTCGGACGGGCGGCCTATGAGCTGGACGGTGCGGATATTTACTTCCCCAACAGCGACGTGATGGACGACGCCCAGGCGCTGCTGATCGGCGGCGACTGGTCGAAGGCCGTGTGGGCCATCCGCAAGGACATCACCACGAAGCTGCTGACCGAGGCCGTGATCACCGACGCCAACGGCAACGTGCTGATCAACCTGGCCCAGCAGGACGCCGTGGCCCTGCGCGTGGTGTTCCGCGCGGGCTGGGCGCTGGCCAACCCCGTGAACCGCGTGAACGCGACCGCGGCCAGCCGGTATCCCTTCGCGGTGCTCAAGCCCGCGAACTGACCCAAAGAATGGGGAGGGGCGGCGACGTCCCTCCCCCGATGGAGGTGAAGGAAATGAGCGAAAACGCGCTGGCGGGCGTCCGGGAGCGAATGTACGCCGTGTGCTTTCCCAACATTCCCCGGACAATGGAGGAGCAGGAGGCCTTTGAGGCGGCGGTGCAGGCGCAGTATGCCCACGATCAGGAAGCGGCGCAGATCCCGGAAGGGGTGAAGAGCTTCCGCATCGGGGAATTTGAAATGGACGTGAAGGACGGAAAGAGCCTGACTGGCGGGAAGATTTGCCCGGAGGCCTACGGTCTGCTGCTGCGGCACGGGCTGCTGTACCGGGGCGTGGAAGGGAGGCGCGGGCCGTGCTGATCGACTTTTTGCTGCGGCAGCGGTGCACGGTGTCGCCCTGGCTGGCATTGCGGGACGGGGCGGACGTTTATGGTGAACCGGAGGAAAGGAAGTGCCGTTTGCAGATAAACAGGCGGCTGGAAAGCGCAGCGGGCGTGCCGGGGATGCAGGACGCGATTCCCGCCCGGGCGCTGATGTTCTGCACGGGGGAGATGATCCCGGAACGCAGCGTGGTGGAATGCGAGGGCGAACGGTATACCGTGACCGGGTGCAGGAAGACCCGGGGCTTTGCGGAGGAGCACCTGGAGGTGACGCTGCAGTGAGCCTGGATCGGGCGGCGGTGAGGAGCCGGATGAAAAAAGCGGCCCAAAGGGGCGCGGCGGAGGCCTTGGCGGTTTTGGCGGCGGAGGCGAGAAGCCGAACGCCGGTGGAGAGCGGCAGGCTGCGGGACTCCTGTCAGGTACGGACGGAGGGCTTGGGCGGTGCGGTGGTTTACACAGCGCCCTATGCTGCGGCCCGGCATGAAAAGCGGGAGGGAGGCAAGTTTTTGGAGAACGCCTGCTATGATCCCGCGGTGCGGGCGGACATGGCGGAGGCCGTCCGGCGGGCGTTTGCGGAGGAAATGAGGTGAGGGCGTGAGGGTGCTGGAGCAGATCGCCCGGCATTTGGCGTTTTGCGGGCTGGGGACGGTGGATGAGGATATTTTCTGGGGCAGGATGCCGGATGCGCCGGACGAGTGCCTGTGCGTGTACTCCAGCGACAGCGGCGTGCCGGGAAAGCTGGAGGGCTCGCGGGTGCAGATCGTAAACCGGGGCAGGACGCCGGGCGCGGCCTATGAAAAGGCCTGCCAGGTGGCGGAGGCCCTGGACGGGATGCGGGGCTTTCTGGCGGGAGACGGGGCCATGGCGCAGCTGCGGGTGACCTCCTCCGCGGTGGGCCTGGGCGCGGATGCCAAGAAGCGAGAGATGTACGCGGCCAATGTGACCGTATATAGCTGCCTGTAAGGCGGAAGGAGAAAAGTATGCGAGGACGGAAAAACGGCTGCCCGACCAATATTCGGGACTGGCAGATTTCGATACTGGACAAGGGCTGGACGGCGACGGAGCGCTGGGTGCGCATCCGCGGCCTGCGGGTGATGAACAAAACCAGCGACAGCGAGACCGCCGACGGCAGCGCGGCCACCGATCTGTGGGAGGAGCCCTATGTGACCAAGCGCTCGGCTGTATTGAAGCTGAGCGGCAAGACCATTGCCAACGCGGCCACGGGCGAAAAGGACGAGGGCCAGGTGATGCTGGACGCCTATGCCGCGGCCTGCGGCTGCGCGGGGGACGCCACGATCAAATTTGTGGATCCCTACGGTCACGCCATGGCGGCGGACTTCGTGGTGACGGGCGCGGGCCAGGAGGCCAACGACACGGCCTGCGACGTGAGCTGGGAGCTGAAGCAGGTGGGCGAGGCGGAGACGCTGCCCTATGTGGCTGTGGACGCGGTGAGCGTGAGCCCGGCGACACTGAACCTGACGGTGGGCGGCGCGCCTGCCCAGGTGGGCGTGGGCTTTACGCCCGAGGACGCCAGCAACCGCCGTTTCCGGGTGAGCGTGACGGGACGGCAGTATGCGCAGGTGTCCGACGTGACGGAGGGCGGCTTTACCGTGACGGGGCTGATGCAGGGCACGGCCACGGTGGTGGTGACCAGCCTGAACGGCCAGAAGACTGCCCAGCTGACGGTGAACGTGGGGGCGTAAAGGATGGAAAGGGCGCTGGACTTTGACCGGTTCCTGGCGGAAAGGCGGGAAGAGGCGCTGACGGTGCGGGTATACGGGGAGGAATACCGGGTGAAAAAGGAGATCCCGGCCCTGGTGCCCGTGCTGCTGGCCCGCCACGCGGAGGATGATCCCGAGGAAAAGGGAAAGGTGCTGCTGCAGGCGGGGGATCTGATGTTTGGCCGGGAGGTGATCGACGGGTTCTGCCGGAAGGGCATGTCGGCGGAGGCGCTGAGCCAGCTGGTGGAGCAGGTGTTTGCCCGCATCCTGGGCACGGAGGAAAAACAGGTGCTGGAGGATGACGGCACCGTGGACGGCACAACGGGAAAATAGGCCTGCTCCAGCTGTGGGACGCCGTGGAGGCCGACTTTACGCGGGATTACGGCATCGATCTGACGGAGCGATTGGATAGGATGTCCTGGCGGCGGTTTTCCGCGCTGCTGCGCAATCTGTCTCCCTGGGGAGCGGTGGCGGCGCGGGCGGCGGGCTTGCGGGACGGCGCGGCGGCGGATGACCGGCAGCGGGCCGCCGCGTTTTTTGAGGATTTGCGGAAGGGCGGAGGTGAATGAGGATGGCGCTGGAGGCGGGAGAGCTGTTTGCCAGCTTTCATGTGGATATCAGCGGCGTGGATCGGGAGCTGGCGGGGATCGAAAAGCGATTTGAAAAGCTGGGCCAGGAAAGCGTGAGCAGCCTGGGAACGGGCCTGCAATTGGGCGCGGCCCTGGCCCAGGCGGGCGTGAGCGGAGCCCTGGCGGCCCTGGGAAACGCCGGAGCGGCGGCAGCCGGACGGGCGCTGTCCAGCGCCGTGGGGGCGAGCATCGGACGTGGCTTTGGACAGGGCTTGGCCCAGGGCATCCGCGCCAGCCAAAGTGAGGCGGGCGCGGCGGCGGCCAGCCTGGGACAGACGGCGGCCGCGGCCTTGCGGCGGGCGCTGGATTCTCACTCGCCCTCCCGGGTGGCCCGGGAGATCGGCCAGGACTTTGACCTGGGGCTGACCCTGGGATTGCAAAGGGACATCGCGGGGGTGCAACAGGCCGCGGGGAATGTTGGCGAAATGGCGGCGGAGGCCCTGCGCCAGGCGCTGCCCCGGACGGCGGAGAGAAACGGCGGGGACGTGGAGCACAGGACGGTGCAGCAGGTGACTTACGGGACGGCGGGCATCGGCTCGGCTGCGGCTGGCAACATTGGCTGGACAGAGGAGGCCGCCCGGATGATCGCCGCAGCCCTGAACGGCGTGAGCGTACGCATGGATGGCGAGCAGGTGGGGGCTCTGGTGGCGCCCACAGTCAGCGAACGCATCGCCCGCCAGGCCAACTGGAGGAGGAACGGGACGGTATGAGAGAAGAACTGCGCTGCGCCCTGGACGGCAATGAGCTGCTGAGCCTGGATCCGCGGCTGTACATAGAGGATGTGGAGGAGCAGATCCGCACGGACACGCGGACGGCGGGCCGCGCCCTGGGCGGTGCTGTGCTGTGCGGGCCGGTGGGCCGGGAAAGC